CCCGGGCACCCACCTCGCGAGGACAACCCTCGCCGGACCCATCCTCTCCGGGCCTATCCTCGCCGCGGCCAACCTCGGCTGGGCCAACCTCGCCGGGGCCAACCTCGCCGGGGCCAACCTTGACGGCAAAAAACTGATTGGAAATCGCCCAATTCTCATGATTGGCCCAATCGGCTCGCGCTACTCCTATTTCACGTCATACATTACGGATGCGGGCGTGATGCTTCGTGCTGGATGCTTTTTTGGCACAGTCGAAGAATTTAAAGCAAAACTCATTCAAGAGCACGGCGAAAACAATCACCGACAAGAATACGAATCCGCACTTTCATTGATTGAGTGCCATCATCAAATCTGGAAATAACCAAGGAGAAACCATGTTCAAAAACGCCACCATTTACCGCTATCAAATCGAATCATCATTGCCGCCAGACCTTGGTGACTTCACTCGATTCGTGCCATGCGGCGATCTGCAAGAAAAATCAGTCGGCTGGATTGAGCCTCGCGGCCACAATCACGGGCCAATGGTCGAGATCGTCAACGGCGAGCGCATCGTCAAGCTGATGATTGAAACCAAAACAGTGCCAGGAAAAGTCCTGCGCGATGAGGTGGACAATCGCATTTATGAGATTGGACGCACGCAAGGCCGCAAGCCCGGAAAAAAGGAAATCCGCGAAATCAAAGAAGATGCCCGACTCGCCCTGCTGCCCCAAGCCTTCCCAAAACAGACTTCCGTCTTGGCGTGGCTGCGCGACGATGGCCTGATGGTTGTTGACACGGCAAGCCAGTCGCGTGCTGACGACTTTGTTTCTGCGCTGATGGCTGCAATTCCAAGCCTGAAGCTGTATTTGTTTTCCACGGTGCAAAGTCCGCAAAGCATGATGACCAACTGGCTGCTTGGCGATCATGAAGAAGTGCCTTACGGTTTCAGCATTGGCCGCGATTGCCTGCTCGAGTCAATCGGCGAGGATGTGTCAAAGGTCAAATTCACGCATCACAATTTGGACTGCGATGATGTGCGCCGCCATGTGTCAGAAGGAAAGCTACCAACAGCGCTGAGCCTTGAATTTGAAGACAAAGCGCAATTCACTCTGACGGACTCCATGCGCATCAAGAAAATCAACTTGCTGGACACTGGCGATGGCGAGCGCGGCGAAGATGCGTTTGATGCGGACGTTGCGATTTTTACGGGAACGTTTGGGCCACTGGTGGATTCGCTGGTCAAAGCATTGGGCGGCGAACATGAGACACGGTGACGGCGGAAAAGGCTCTGCGCCTAGGACATTCAGCGTGCCGCTTGAGACATTTGGCAAAAACTTTGATGCGATTTTTAGGAAAAAACCAATGACCAATTTTGAACGTACCGCCAACTGGCTCAAGGCCTGCGGCAAAGAACCAACGCCAGAAAACCTATCGACACAGGCTGGCGTGCATATCGAGGAGTTCTGCGAGTTCTTGGCTTGCCTGCGAACTGATAGCGAAGGCTATGCCAAGCTGCTTGACCGCACGCGGTTGGATTTGGAGTGGTTCGCCTCAAAGCTCAAGCGCGGCGAGCAATCGGTCTATATCCCAATCCACCTGCGCGTTGATGCTTTGGATGCGCTTTGCGATAGCGAGGTCACGGGCAATGGCGTTGCTTACCTTGCTGGGTTTGACAAGGATGCAGCCGATCAGGCAGTGCTTGATTCCAATGACTCAAAGCTGGAAAACGGCGTGGCCGTGATTCTTGATGGCGGCAAGATTGGCAAGGGAAAGGATTACAAGCCGCCAAACCTGCGCGGCTTCGTTTAAGCGAATGGCCGTGTCCCGGCCTTGTCAATGGTCAGCGCTTGATTTCGGGCAGGCGTTGATTCAGTGTTTGGCACGCTGATATGTGTCCATGACCAAAACTCGCAAATCACCTGGTCGAAGTTGATGCCGCTGGCGATGATCTTGCGCACCACTTGGTCAGGCGTCATGCCTGGCACACGAATATCAGCCGCGCAACCGATGCGGTGCTGGCTTGTGTCCTTGCTGCCAACGGCATCGTTGACTTGCTTGCCACGGTAGGCTGAGTTCACCAGCACTGGCTTGCCAAGTAATGCGCGGACTTGCTCGAGCAGGTCGGCCAAGCGCTTCAGGTTTGCAAGCTCTGACGGGCCTGGGGTGTTGTCCCAGCCATTGCGTGCGGCTGTCTCGCTGGCCGTCAATTCTTCAATCGTAAAGTTTGGTGTGACGTTCACTTTGCGCCCTTTGACATTGCAACGGTCTTGTCTTGCGAAGACTTAGAAGACCCAAAATAATAGGACAAAACCTGTTGCGCACTTGCCGTCATGAATCCAAGCGCAAAAATAATGAGTTGCTGCTGCTCGGTTGGCACGACTTTGAAAAGCAAAATGCCGACGAACAGATACGTCAGCGCCACCGTGCCAACCGCCAAGACCGGCATAACCAATTGAGCGATTGGACTGCCGCCAGCCGCAACAAGATTGACCTCACGTTGGCGTGCGCTGTCTCGATCTGCCGCCTCAGCTTGAAACTGCTTTAAGTCGATTTCCGCAAGTTTCTCAGCCGCTTGAGGGTCTTCCTGGATGGCTTGCGTGACCGCTTCAACAGTGTCTGCGACACCCATTTTTTCAGCAATGGCCTTGACCACCAAGCCGCCAGCAGGGCCAACAGCAAGAGTAGCCAATGCTGGCGCAGCGGTTTTAAGAAGTGCCAATAAGTCATTCATGGGATGCCCTTGTCATTTGCCGCACTGAACGGCTTTGCAATAAAAAACAATCTCAATGCCGATCCACATCAGCACAAAAAGAACGATTGATGCCAGCGATACAGCCACAAACAAATCAAAGTTTTCGCGGCGCTTTTTCCTTGCTTGAATGGCCGCATCAGCCGCACGCCTGCGCTGCGCCTTGTCGTCTTCGTCCATTTGCTTTCGGCGGTTGACGATCTTCTCCCACACATCCATGTTGTGCGGGAAAAACAGTTGTTTGACCTGTTCCTCAAACTGGCGGGCATTTTCAATTGCCAACTCAAGCTCCACTGCCTTGCCCATGTTTGAGCCGCTAAACCCGCCTTTGTGGACTTCTTCCAAGACCTTGATGGCATCGGACTTGGCGTCAAAGTATTTGCCAAGCACAGGCCCAAGGCTGCGCACATCGTCAACGGTCTTTGCTGCCTTTTTGACGAGGTTGACGGCGGCTGATACCGCTGCAAGTGCGCTTAGTGGGTCAATCATTTGTCCTGCTTCGCGTCCAGCTTGTCAAATATCTTGCCAAGCATATCCTTCAACTCGCGCATATCCTCGCGGAAATCATCACGGGTGACGTAGGTCTTGGGCAGTTCCTCGCGCAGTTTTGCAAGGTCTGACTTCAGGTCTTTGACGGCAGACCAAAGCTCACGGGCAAACCATCCGATAGCAGTTGATGCAATGCCCAAAACGAAGTTGATGACTGTCTGAGGTTCCATTACTCACCTGCAATTGAATAGCGTGCCTTGATGGCGTTGATCTTGTCAATCCACTCTTGCTGCGTGGCCTCGCCTCGCTGCCACTTGAAATAGATTGGGTCTGACTCGTTGGCGTATGCAGAACGGCGAAGCTCTGCCGCTTGCTCTGGCGTGTACACCACCGGCGTGCCGCCTTCAATCTCGCATGGCGGCGCGATGGGGCCATATTGACCGGCGATGATTGCCTGGTACAAGTCGCCAGAATCAATGTAAACAACAGCCTCTGCGGTGTCATGGCAGATTCCAATGTGTTCGTGGTTTGCCCAGCGGATGTTGTTCATGGGTTTAAGTTGTCAAGCTGTGAGATGTATGCGATGCGATTTGTGTATGCATCAGAGCCAGATACAGATGGGTTGCTGAAATATGTGAATATTCCAGATGCATTTACCCTAATGCGCCATTCAATTACATCTCCTGGAGCAATTGTTACGTCATTTGTTCTTTCTACTGGAGTTTCTGATTCTGATGTGTATTGCTGCACCAAAACATTATTTTTATACAGCGCCATATAAGTTGGCCCACCACCGCCGGTGGGAACTCCAGTATGCGATGCCTTAAATCGAAGACTCCCAGAATAATTTGCAATTGTGTATCTTTGCGCAACAACGTATGAGGTTGACCCTGTGTCAAACAGAAAAAAAACTGGATTGCTTCCAATTTGCGCATCGTATGTGTTTGCCGCGCTAACAGTCAAAACGGGCATTTCTTGGAGGCGCTTGACAGCCTTGCCGACAAATCTAGGCGCAGCCGCATCACCCTCAAACATGGCGATTGGGTTATCGCGCAATGCGAGGCCATCGATTGATCGAATCGGCTTGCCAGGCTCAAGGCTTGAGTTTGGAATTGTCGTGAATGTCGTCATTGGTTCCTCATTGCCATTCGTAGCCGCTTTCGCCGTCGATCAGGCCATCAGCGTCTGACCACCATGCGCCTTCAGCCTTTTCTTCATCGGTTGCCAAAGAGAAAATAGGCGCATCGTCGGCCATCCAGTAGGCGTATTTTGCCGTGAAATCGTAAGTCTGCAAAACGTACTTAATCACAGCGCCTGGTTGCACCTCTTGGGCGCTGATAACCTGGTATCGGCGAGTCAGTGGTAGGCCTTCAGTGTTTGTCTGAAGGCGTGAGCTAACGTCCACTACGTCAGCCGTCCAAGTGTTGCGGTCTTTCGCATCTACGCTGATCGTCAGATATAGCGGATCGTCACGATAGCGGGCCAGGATGCGGGTCGTAATAGCGATCACGATTGAGTCAGTGCGCACCCATCGAGAGTAGATTTTCTTGACGGCGCTCTCGTCGTATTCGCGGGCGCTCTCGGACTCGGCGTCAATCCTGATTCGGACTTTGCGGTAGTTGTCCTCAGCGTCCACCTTCTTGGATAAGTCGGATGGCTCGTAGTAGTACCAAAGCTGGCTCACTCGCTCGTTTGGCGCGGTCTTGATAGACTGCGACCCGGCCAGAATGTTTGCATCCTCGTTGAATTGCACTGGAACTTCAGTTGGTGGCCGCACGGCACGCAAAAGGATTTTTTGCAGGCGCTCGTCCCACCAGATAAAGAATTGCGCATCCCGGCAAAGCTCGGCAAGCAGCGTGTTCAATCCTGTTGGTTCGCTGATAACGCCAGACACAATGAAGCCATCCAGCCACTGCGCGGCCTCAGCAGTCCATTGCGTGGTGTCAATGTATCCAGCCGCCGATGGCGCGTATGTGTCAATCAGGTCTTTGGCGACTTCCCATGCGTTTTCGTTTGTGTAGCGCACGCAAGTCTGCACTCGGCTTTCGGCTTTGTGTTCTTTAGCCGCGCTGCCGTCTGTCGCCCTAGTGATGCCGGTGAACGTGATGATTCCTGCGGCCTCTGTGCGGCCAGTGTAGGTCATCAACTCGGACTCAATGCGCAGCGTGCCAGTTGCCGGATAATCGGCCAAGACAGCGCTTGTCACGGTGATCGTTGTTTGGCTGTTGGTGATGTCGGCGCTCAGGTAGCCCTTGGACTGGATGGGCGCTTGGCTTGTCTTGTCATCCAGCAGGCGCAAAGGGTCAACAGCACGGACGGTGACGATGCCGTTTGAGTTAGGGCCATCAATGGAGTCGATCAGATATTCCCGCGTCACCATGTCGCCCGGGTCTTGGCCAATGTAGCCATCGCGGATGCGCAAGGCGCGGCCCTTGGCAATCGGCCAGCGGGCCTTTAGCTTTGTCCAGAACGTGCCATTTTCAAACGGGTTCAGTGATCGAGTGGCGACGTATGGGTCGGTCAGCGCGTCAGAATACGGATGATCTTCAAACGTAACAGTGGCCTGGGCGCGTTTACCCAGTGGGCCAGACGATGCGTCAACATCACCAACGTTCAATTCTGTTGGGCTTGTCGTGCTTGACCTGACCGATGGGATGGCATCCAGCGACATCGGAATGTCGGCTCGTGGCTTGGAAAACCTAATTGTCTGCGTTGTGACGGCAAAAACCGGCTTGATCTGGCAAGTCTGCCATGTGTTGTAGCATGGCGTGCCAGTGGCCGTGCAAAGTCCCACGCCATAGGTCAGGGAACAAACGTCCCTGTCGATCTCAACCAGCGTGATTGGGTCAGTCATTTGCGATCCCCGCCACTTTGAAGCCAACGCTCATGAAGTTGCGAGGCCCGGTGTTTGATGGCCTGATGTCTCCAGTCGTCCAAACAAATCCGACCTCTGCCGGGTATTGCTCTGGCCTCCATGCGTAGAAGAACGGCGACTCACGCGCAGCCTCGACGAATGGATCAAAGTTTGCCCTGTACCAATCGGCGGTCAGGTGCTGGTATTCGCACGACGTTTGCAGGCCTTTTCGGATGATTGACCGGCCCAAATACTGCCCTGTTTCGGATGTGTTTTGAGTTGTCTCGGTGATGCGTGAAAGCGTCAATGGCGTGTGGCCTTGGTATAGCTTGCGCTGCATGGCAAGGGCTGCACCGATGTAAACCACGGCAATGCTTGGCACTGCGCCAGTCACTTGGATGCGCCAGTATCTTGCCGTCACCGATTCAAACAAAAACATTGCGACCCGGCCAGTCGGTGCGCCGCTGACTTGTGTTGTCCATGTGCTGTTGTCTGGGCTGCTTTGGACGTTGATTGTTGCGCCATTGAAGTCGCCGACCAAACCAAAGTAATCGCAAGCAACATCAGAGCCGTTGTCGATGGCCCATGTCGCTGGCACTGTTGATGGCTTCCAATACTCAAATGTTGTTGGGTACGTTGCAGCGATTGCAGGGTATCCCGTGGCCGCCGACGATGCCGTTGGCGTTTTGCCTTGCACAATGTTCTGGATGCCGATGCGGCTGTGCAAGAGGTCAGGCGTTGGCTCGTAGCCTGATTGGATGTAAATCATGACAAAACCACCTTTGATCCATTGCGCTGGGCTTCAATCAATTGGTCGATCAGCCCGCGCACGCTGTCGCCGGTGAACATATCGCCAGCGCCGATGCCTTGAATTGTAATGACTTGACCAGCACCGGACGATCCTTGGCCTGCCTGCATGGCCGCTTGACCTGTTGCCGCGGTGCTGCCGCTTGGTGCGTATGCCGTGCCGCCACCACCGCCGCCAAATGTCTGCGAACGGATCGCGTTAATTTGCGCACCAGTTGCGGCCACAGACAGTGCGGCCATTGCAGCACCACCGGCTGGGCCTCCCCACTTGCTGCCGAAGGCGTAAGCGTTCACGGCTGACTCGTATCCCTTAATGACGGCGTTTGCCAGCGATGCCGCTTTGTTGATCTCAAACATCTTGCGGTTTTCAGTGGCCGCAGCGCCCGTCATGCTCATCAATTCGCTAGCCACGGTCTTGGCCTGGTCTTTGTAGCTAAGGGCGTTCCATTTTTCCTGATCTGTCAGGCCTTTTTTGCGAATGGCAAGCATCCGGGCCTCATGTTCTTCGGCCATCCTCTCTTTGACGCCGTGATATTCGGCAATCATCTCAGGCTCGCGGATCAAGTATTCCTCAAGCAAAGCCAGTTTCTGCTCGTGCTTGAATTGCTCCTGATCCAATTCAGACAGCGTGGACAGCTTCAAGGCTTCGGCATTTCGAGCCAAGAAAGCCGTGCGCATATCTTCCTCACGCTTAAGCCTGTCTCGTTGCTCTTTTTCAGCCATCGTCCAATCAATCAAGTCTCCAAGAGGATCGGCTGCATCCTTCTGCTCTTTTTGAGCCTTGGCGATTGATGGCGCACTGCGCGTTGGCTTTGGCAGTTCTTCAGGCTTTTGGTTCAGTGAGTTCTTGAATACCTCATCGGCTTCTTTGAAGGCCTTTTTTGCGGCCTCCAGCTTTGCCTTTGTCTCGGTGATGTTTTTCTCCAAGACCTCTGGATTGATGAACGGGTTTGAGCCTCTGGCCTGCAATGCCTTCAGGTCATTGTTCAGGCGAATCACATCATCGGCAAGGCTTGCAAGGCTTGCACGTTCTGCGCCTCGCTCAAGCGCGGAAAACAATGCGTTCAGATTTGCCAGAAGTGGCGTTGCGATGGCCTTGGCAACGCTGCTGGCGCGTGCATACATACGATCAAGGTGATCGTTAAACTCAGCAGCTGCCTTGGCTGTGTTGGTGCTCAGTGTGTTTCCGAGTTTGTCAGACTCAAGCGCCAAAGCTCGAATTGATGCGCTGCCGCCGTTCAGCATTGGGATCAGTTCGGCACCAGAGCGGCCAAACAATTGAACGGCAAGCGCAGTCTTGTTTGCGCCGTCTTGGTATGTTGCAAATGCGTCCGCAACATCGTTCATCACATCAAGCTGTGAGCGCATTGAGCCATCGGCGTTTTCAATGTCAACACCAAGCGCACGGAAAGCCGCGGCAGACTCATTGGCCGGGTCTTTGCTGTTCGCCATGTTGATGGACAGCTTTTGCAGCGATGCGGTCAATGTCTCGCTTGATGCGCCTGACATTTTCGCGGCCCATTGCAAACGGGTAAGGTCTTCAACGCTCACGCCGATGCGCTGGCTCAATTCATCCAGCTTGTCTGCACTGTCGGCCAAGCCGCGCACCATGTTGACAGCAAATGCAGCACCAGCCGCAATCGCCAATGGCGCAATGGTTTTTAGGTTCGATGCCAATCCATCCATTCGAGCATTGAAGTCGGATGTGGATTTCTCGGCGGATTTCAGGCCAGCATCAAAGTCTGACGTATCAGCCGTGATCTGTACCGCCAGCTTTCCTATCGTTGCCATTTATTTCTCCAGCAAATCATAAAGCTCGGCACAGTCGGCATCTGTCAGTCCACCGGCATAGTCAAGCTCCCTATCTCGTGGGCGCTTGGCTTCGTACACCAGCCACCATTCGGCTGGCGACATTTGCCAAAACTCGGATGGCGACAGGCCCCACCCAATAGCGGCGACATAAAAGCCGCCCCAATCAACATCCGTCAGTTCGACGTTGGTTGTTGATTTTCTTTTTTTTTCGGCTCAGGGAAAATCGCCATCAGGATTGAATCCCGCATTGCCAGCAAGGACTGGACGTCACCTGTCATCAACTCGCGGTAGATTTCATCATCCTCGACCCGCGCACCAGCAGCCCGCAAGAACTCGCCAACAACAAAGGCTAAGTGAGACAGCGGCGGCGCGTCAGTTGACAGGCCGCGCACCAGTCCAGCCAGGCTTACCCGCTGCTCGATCTTGTTCAAAATCATCATGGTCGGCTTGACCGAATAGGCCTTGCCGTCCCATGACAATTCAACGTCCCTGAAGACTGCGCTCATTAGACGACAGGCGTGTAGGTGTAAGCGCCGGACGATTGCAGCGATGCGCTGAATGTCGTGGCCTCGTTATATGTTGCGCCGATTTCAACCGAGGCCACAAAGAAGTCACCAGCGATGGTGCCAACGCCTGGGAATGTGATTTCCACATCCTCAATCAGGCCAGAAGAACCGGATGCCAATGCGATCAAAGCGCCGTCCTTGGTCACGCCTTCAATGGTCATGTCCAAAGTCTTTGTGCCCGCGACAGACAGCATGGTGCGGAAGCCGCTGTCATCGTCAGAAGTGATGTCCACTGGTTCGTTGCCAATGGTGAATGATTTTGTGCGAGCGCCAGCCACGGTAGCGGCATTGACTTCAACAACAACAGTGCGACCAACAAAAGCAGCCATGATTAAACCCCTTGTTCAGCGACCAAATAATGGCCTGATTCAGATTGCAGAAAAACCCCCGCCTCGGTGTTCAGGTATTGTTCAAGATACCCGTTTTCCTCAACGATCAAACGAAACCGGATCACTCCGTGCCTCGTCAAGCCATCAGGGTCTAAGAATGATTCCTCAAACTCTGCGTGACATTCTACCAAGTGACCACCAGTGATGGTCAAGTTTGCGCGGTTCAGCGTGTGATACACCGAACGCATGATCTCTTTGACTTCTTTGCGGCCACGGTACTGCGACCAAACGTGGATGGTGCAAGTTGTCTCTGACCCAACGGATTCATCGGTGTCAAATGGGATGCTTCGATCATCGCCAATGACAATGTAAGGATACGTTGTGACCTGTGGCACATCGTCAAATGTCGGATAGCCAATGGCCGCGACTGCATCGTAGATGGCGGTCTGGATTTCTTCTTGCATCATGGCGACAGCCCCTTGGATGCCTGCTCGGCAAGGTTTGCCAGTCGGCGATTGAACTTCTCGCGCTCAGACTCAAGCGCAGGCTGAAGGAACGGGCGTGCGGCCATGTTGACCGTGCCAAATTCCAGCGGCGCGGCGTATTGCACGTTGGCCGATACTTCAGCAGTCAGGCCGGTAATGTCGGCCATGATTGACGATGCAAGCCGCCCAGTATCAGTTGCTGGCGCTTGGCCTGGCGATGATGCGCGGTGCGTGCGGCGCGGAGAATATTTCTCGTATTTCTTGCCGTTCTTTGGCCCGCCTTGAATTGAGCGAATGGCATTTGTCCGCACGTTCTGCGCAGTCGCCATGACGATCTGAGCCAATGCCGCATCAGCTTGAGCACCGAACTGGCGAATGTTTGCGATCAATTGTTTGTCACCAGAGATGGTCATTTTCATGTCGCCACCCCTTGCAAGCACTGAAGCTCAAGCCAACGATTGCGCATCTCGACGTTGATGATGGCAATTATCTGCATGGGATTATTTCGCATAATCACCCGGTCAGATGGCAGCAGGTCTTCGCGGTATCGAATAAAGATGCGATGCGACACGCTGGCCTCGCGCTGCATCCCCATCAAATACTCACGGCCACTCAGCGGTCGGACATCGCCCTTGGTGTGGAACAGGTCAACCCAGTCCAAATCAGTGCCGCCCATGCCGTCAGATTGCGTTTGTCGGCGCTGGAAAACCAACGGCTCACGCAAAGCACCAGCAGACAAGTCGCAGCACTTCAAATCACCACCTCGACTTTGTAGGGGCGCAGCAAGTTGGCCGCACCAGACTTCTTGATGGCATCGTTGGCATCGCACTGTCCTCGATGCTCGTACATGAAGGCCGCGATCATCATGATGGCCGTCTTGATTGCCGTTGGCACGGATGCCATTCCAGCGTTGTAGGTGATCGTGATTTCAGATATGCCATCCCACCCGTCAATGCGAATCTTGGCTGGCCGTCCAGTGCTGACGATTTCCCAACAAAGCGATGCGCACGCGCTAGACACCGACAGCACGCTCACCAGCGCCGTAAATGGCAGTTCAAAGATGTTCGACTGGTAGCGCATTGGCGAGAGTTGCGCCTCGGCTCCAATGTTGTCGCCAATCTTCAAAACCCATTTGCGCCGGGTCAGGTCTTGATTGATCCAGTAGATGGCCGAATCAGTCGCAGAAACAAGCATCCCATCCAGCAGCGGATCGGTTGCGTCAACTCCCAAAAATGCCGCCAATTCAGCGGCAGTGACGGGCGATACTGTCTCAGTCTGCGGTGTTGCTTGCATCGTCTTTGCGTGGGCGACCACGGCGTTTTGTTTCTTGTGGGCCGGTCACTTTCGTGATCTCGGGGCCGCTGACCTTTTCAACTTTCGGCTCGATGACCTCGGTCACCATTTGGACTTCGCCTGTCATGCTGGAAACTGCGCGGGTAACGCTCACAGCCTGACCAAAATCAATGATGCCATTCACCGCCAATTGTCTTGCCATGTTGTCGTCGGCCTCAATCTGAGAGCCTTTGCGGCCAAGATGGCAATTCATTTTCAGAGTGTAAACAGTCATGGGCAAACTTTCAAAAAATGGGGTGAGCCACCGTGGCCCACCCCGTTTCGCCTAATTAGGCAGAGGCAACGTCAAACGAGCCTTTGGTGAAGGCTTTTGGCAGTTCGATACCAAAGCCGTAGCGCTCCTCAGCCAAGATGGCAACGCCGTTCTTGACGAAGTAATCGCTGTGCGACTCGCTGACGCGAATGTCCATCTGCTCGCGGTCATAGATGGTTGCGCCCATGGTCCAGTCGCCCAACAAGAAGTCGCCTTGAGTCATTGCGTTGGACACGATGACGGGAACGCGCCACAGACGCTGTTCACCACCGTTGGGCACTGTCACCCAGATGTAGTGACCGTCGCTGCCCTTGGCTGTTTCCAAGGTTTCCCAGTCGATGGGGTTCACCACCAAGCCGTTGATGTTGTAATACTCAAACGTCTGGCACTTGGTGATGGCCGCGCGGATGTGATTCAACATGGCGCCAGGCAAATCGGCGTCGGTTGTGCCGGTGGCGATTTCGCCAACGGTGGACACGCCAGAATCAACCATCAGGCCGGTGAGGCTTTGGTTTGTGCCAGCGCCGTACAGCAACTGGGTGTCGCTGAGCAGGTTCAAGCCGTACATCAGCTTGGTGTCAACCAGACGCTGGAGCATTGGGGCGTCGGACAGCACTTGACGGCTGGCGGCGATCCAATGAGCCATGGTGCGAACGGGCACGGTGACCAATTCATATGTCAGGTTGGATTCAGCTTTGGACTGGAATTCACCTGCGCCAATGGCGGTCGAGGCCGAGCTAGGCTGCTGGGGTGCGCTGTTGTTTGTGAAAACGTTTTCGCGCATCACTTCAACGGCGTTGCTTGATGTTGGGATGCTGGTCAGCAGGTCGCGGATGAAGGCGGTGCGCTGAGCAGGAACAACCACATCGGCGCGGCGCTGAGGTTGCACCAAAGCACCAGCAGAAGCTGCCAAGTTTGACAAAGCCTTGTTCACGCGCACAGAGTCGGTGCCGTTGCTGCGGGCGTTTTTGTAGGCGTTGGATTCGACAAATTGCTGACCCAGAGATTTGGCTTCAGCAGCACCACCAAATTGGCGTTGTGCAGCTTTTTCCATTTCAATGACGCGAGCGTCAATGCGATCCATGTCACCCTTGATGGTGTCCAGGCGCTCGGTGGCCGATGTCAAAGCCTTGCGGGTAGCCTCAGTGGCTTCGCCGTATTGCTTGATTTCGCTGTCACGCTTGGAAACGGCAGCAGTGATTTCGGACTTGACGGTGTCCAAGTGACCTTTGAGTTCGGAAATATCCATGATTTTCTCCAGTTTAGATTCGGGCCAGATCGCCCAGTGCAGAATCAATCAAGCTCTTAACCTGATCGACAGACAATGGCGGCTGTCCCTTGGATTGAGTGCCTTGCAGCGGCTCACCCTTCAACAGTGCCGTAATGCTGAACAACTCGTCCAGCAATTCTTTTTTGGCCTTTGCGTTCAGGTCATAACCCTCCGCAAATTGCCGCAGTTCTTTGAGCGTCTTTACGCCCGTGATGATGGCTTGGTCGTTTGCAGGCCATGTGACCAAGGAAAACTCAAACAGCTTGCCTTCGTAGATGTGACGGATGCCAGACTGGTCATATTGCGACTTTCCGCCGGGAATGGAAAAGCCAACGCTCATGCGGTCAATCACGCCATCGCGCATCAACTCCAGCGCCTCGTCGCCTTGGCGGGTCTTGCTGATCTTGCCCTTGACCCAAAGACCCTTTGCGTCTTCGCGCATGTCAATCGGCATACCAATGGGCGAGTCGCTGCGATGCTGCCACAAAACCTTGATACGGCCAGAAGGGAAACCCTCTTTGATTGACTTGGCAAACGCGCCCTGCTCGATGATGTCATCATCGCTGTCGGTGTTGCCGTATGCAGCAGCGTAACCCTCGAACGTGCGTTCTTCGGCGTTCAGCGCGGCATCATCAAATTTTAGGCTTTTGAATTCCATATTCATCCCTCACTTTTGCGAATTATCGCATTGGTCTATGGCGTGTCAAACTTACTCAGTCAAATACACAACCGCGCAGCGGCAGTTGATGAGGTTTCCGGCGCTCGCGCTTGGGTCGCCAGGGAACATCAACTGCTCACCGCCAACATCAAACGCCTCATTCATGCCCACCACCTGCCCATCGGCATCTGCGTGGTCAAACTCGTCTGGCGGCGTTGTCCTGGTTCGCTCATCCTGCGCTGAAACCCACTCTTTTTGCATTTTGAGTCCGGTCAACTCAGCGCCTGTCTGCGCCCCATAGTTTGCGGCTGTGTGCGTTTCGGTTCGGGCAATGATGTTGGCTCGGGTTGCGGACATCGGCGCGGCATAGTCTCGAATGTTCTTTCCGATTTGCGCCACGCTCAGGCCTTCATCGTAGCCGTTGCGAATGACCGTGCGGATCTGGTTTTCCGTTGTGCGGTCAATCTGAGTCACGCGCCGCGCCACCCACTCAAGGATGAAAGTCTCCAGTGCCCGGTTGAAAATGTCCATGATCCCGGCTTTGGTCACGTCCGCGCCATGATGCGACTTGGCTTCGGCCAGGATGCGCTTGCCAAAATACGATGCCACCGTGCGGTAGTTTGTCGCAAAGGCCTGCGCCATCGCCAGTTTTCGATCATCAATGGCTTGCGAGATGGCAAGCTCCCCGCGCTTTTCAAACGCATCGGCCACCTGGCGCACGGTCTTGGCAAGCTCAATGCGTAGGCGGTTTTCAAACTTTGCGCTCATGCGGGTTTGGATGGCGTCATCCATCGCCCGCTGGCGCTGTTTGTTTGATGGGTTGATTGCGCTCATTCTTTGCCGTAGGCCAGAGCCTTGAGCATTTCAGGCGACAGGCCGGACAGTTGCAGGTTGTCTTGCGCCGCGGTAAATCCTGCGGGCAACAAGCCGCCTTGCAAATATCCGATGTCGCCGCCCTCGATTGGTTCAACTCCCAACTTCAAAAGCTCGCTGATTGTGTTGAAAGGCACGCCCATATCAAACAGCTTTTTGGCCTCGTCCAGCTTCTTGGAGTAATCCTCGCGCAAGGCTTCAACGCCGCCCAAGTCGTAGTCGATGTACCACTCAGGACCAAACTGCGCGGCCAATTGTGCGTTCAACTGCGAGCGGATCATGCGCAAAAGCGGCGTGATTGTGTCGGCCCAGAAAATCTTGCGGGCTGTCTCAATGTTTGCCAGGGTAGCGTTTTCCATGATGCCAACCATGACAGGCGGCACACCCATGGCAGAGCAAATCTCCTCCCAGACCTTGGCGCGGCTGTTCACAAAGTCCAGTTCAACGGCTGACTGATTCAGAGTCTTAATGTCACGGGTTGTAAAGAATGGAGCGCGGGCATTGTTGCTGCTGGCTTGCTTTTCTTTGTGCAACTCACGCAACCGGCTCATTTGCTCGGCTGTTGTCTCGGGGTCAATAATGATTGCGTAATCGCTGATGCCTCGGTTGTGCATTGAGTTCAGTTGCCATTGGCTTGACTCGCGGTCAACGTCCACGGCGCGGCCAGCGGCCTGGATTGTCGGCATCCCAAAAAGGAAGTCATTGGGGTTGACGGTCTTGACGTGCACCATGTCATCAGACTGGATGTCACGCGAGACACCGCCGTATTGGTAGCGGTATAGCTCAACAAGGCGCGTCTTGCCCGCCTGAATCTTGATTCCTTGAGGCAGCATCGGCCAAACCTCAACGGGCGCGTTTGCATTGCCAGCCCGGATCAGTGACCAGTACGAATTTCCAGCCAGGTCAATGTGCTGGCTCATGAGTTCGGTCATTTCTGACCAAGAAAAGTCAGGATTCGGATTGTCAATCAGCTTTTGCAGTGGAGATTCAGGCGCTTCAACCATCGTGCCATCGCGCTGCTTTTTCTTCGCCACCCATGGTATTTGGCCGACAGATTGAGCGCGGCGGTTGACGCAAGCGTAGAAGATGGCCGAGGCTTTCAAGCCCTGCTCAATCGCCACCTCTGTGTCCCACTTTTGAAACTGTGGAGCCGTGCGGCTCATGGTCATCAAAAGCTCAGGCAAAGTGACGGACTTCAACTCAACAGTTGGCGCGTTCTTGAATCGTTTGAAAAAATTGAAATCCATCATGGTTCCTTAAAACACTTTTGTCGAGCCGTAGTAAACAGCAGAAACGGCAGCGCTTCCAAATCGAATGTTGGTGATATTCGTTGCGCCATAGTATATGGTCGAGGCTGGCGCGGCAATTTGACCATTGATGTAGCTGATGGACAAATAGTCGTTACTGCCCGCCGTGAAGCTCAGGCCGGTGTTGTTGCCTGCATCAGTGGAGTTTGCGCCTACGTTCCATGCGCTGGGCCTCTTCAGGATCGCTTGTGTCGTGTTGGTCGAGCCAAGCTGCAACAGGTTGCCCAATGCGCCGCTGATTGTGAAGCTGGTGAACTCGTTAGTCGTACCGCCGGTGAACTGAATGCGGCCAATGGCTGTGTTGGTCAGCCCTGCGAACTTGTTGGAGCCTGTGACGGTTAGCGTACCCGTGCCGCCTTGGTTCAGCGTTGGGTAGGTCTGGATGCCGCCGCCCTGAAACGATTTTGCGGAAGCACTTGTCAGGCTGATTGTGCCTGTGCCTGTGACGGTGAGATTTGTAGATGTTGAAGTGTTCCAACCCACACCACCCGTAGCAGCACCAGCAATAGTCCATGTACCAGAACCGACTGCAATTGTTCTGGTGTTGCTGCTTGTGCTGACAAAAGAAGAACCGCTTCCACTTAAGGTTACGTTGTAAGTGTTCGCATCAAGTGTTCCAGACGTAAGCGTTATAGCGCCCGCGTTGCTTCTGTTTGTTGTGAAAGCATCCTGCAAAGTCACAGAACCGCCTGTAGTGTCAACAGTAACCGCTTGAGTAAATGTAATCCCTGCACTTGTAATCGTCTGACTGCCACGACCTGCAAACGTCAGAACACCACTCCCCGACAGCGTAGTGCCAGTACCGTTAATCCAGTTGCCGTAGATTGCTGGTGTGGTCGAGCCTGTCGCCAGCGTCATGGTGTTGCTGGTACGGGCAGACATGTCAATTGTGCCAATGTTGTAGGCGGCGTTGATGGTGACAATTTTTCCTGTAGGCAGAACAGCGTTGTCGATTACCGCCGTATCCTGAGCCAAAGGGAAAGCACTGTAAGTCGTGGAGCCGCCAGATGTAAGACCCCAAGTTAAAGCCCCCCAGTTTGAACTATCAACAAAACACCAATACACCGTCTTAGCCGCATCAAACGTAATCCCGCTGTTGCCTTTGCAGTCACCCAAGCGAGTACCAGACACAGGAGCAGCAGCACCAGCAATGGTGATGTCACGGAAGTCAATGTCTGTTGCAGTTACAGCAGCACAGGTCAGGGTTCTGGTTGTGCCAATAGTGTCAGAGCGAACAAACGTCCGCATCGTTGCGTTGGTTCCTGCGGAAAGCGTCAGAGTGCCATTGATGGTTTGGTCTGCGTCAATTCGCAAGTTTGCTACGCCTGCTGATGATCTACCCGCAACTGATAGATTGTTAAATGTACAAGGGCCTTGAATAGAAGCAAGACTAATGGCGGTATTTGTCCATGAAACATTGTAGAAAGTGACACCAGTTGCGCCTGGAGCAATATTTCCAGATGCGTTTGTTACTATGATTGATGATGTGCCAGCATTAAATGTCAAATTTGTATTGGTTGTGAACGCAAGAGGACTGGTGGCGCTCAACGTCACCGTACTGCCACCTAGATTGATTGTGCGGACGTTGCTGTTGTTGGACGACAGGGATGTGGCAGTAACAGCGTAGTTGTTGGTGGTGAAGGTTCCTGCGGTTACAGTTAAGGCTCCAGAAGATGTCAACGCATCCCCAAGAGTTACGGTTAAACCGCTGGCGTTTGCAGTAATTGGGCCAAGCGTTTTGCCTGCGGAAGTCAATGTCCCCGTCCCAGTTATCGACATAGTGCCGGAATAGGTCGTTGTCATTCCTGCAACAAAAGTGACACTTCCAGATACCGTCGAATTGGTTGATCCTGCAAAGGTTCCAGTAAACCCGGTAAAGTTAAGACTTTTTGCATTTGCCGCAACGGTTGCAACAGTCACCGTCACCGCACCAGACGCAGCAGTGAAGAAAACGTCATCGGAAGTAGTTGGCACAGCAGCACCACCAGCACCCCCGTCAGTGGTGGCCCACTTAGTTCCGGCAGTACCGTTCCATGTGTTAGTCCCGCCAACCCAATAGCGATCAGCCATATTTACACCTCCTCAGTTGGAGGCACTTCTTCCGCAGGAGGAGCAGTCACCACGGCAATCCAGTTGTCGCGGCGCTCGGCCTTCATCGCCTCGATCTGATCGTCGGTTAGGCCATGAGCGTCAGCCAGATGCAAGGCATCACGGAACAGGCCGTGTGGGGTTTGAAATTCAAAGTCGATCTTCATGGCGTGACGATGTAAAGAGTTGTTGCGTCAGGGCTTCCAGGCAGTGCGGACACCACTTCAACTTTGGTCAGTCCGCCCGCAAAAAGAGTGGCCCATGTTGTGTCGTAATCCGTTCCGCTGGCCTTGACCAACGCCTGGCCGGTTGTGCCGCCAGCGGCAACGCCTGGGCCTGTTGCTCCAGTTGCGCCCGTGGCCCCAGTCGCCCCGGTTGCACCCGTAGCGCCAGTTTCGCCCTGAATCCCTTGGATGCCTTGCGGCCCCTGCGGCCCGGCTTCTCCTTGGATGCCCTGCTCGCCTTGAGGGCCGACCAAGGATGCCAGCCACTGAGCCTCGGTGCCGACGAATCCGTTTGCGACCGCAACTTCATAAGCCGAGTCGCCGTCCGCACCGGTTGCGCCAGTTGCTCCTGTTTCGCCTTGGACTCCCTGAATCCCTTGTGGGCCTTGCGGGCCTGTCTCGCCTTGGATGCCTTGCGGGCCGACAAGCGAATCAAGCCATTCTGCTTCAGTGCCGACAAATCCATTTGCCACTGCGACCTCATAGGCAGAATCACCGTCAGCGCCTGTTGCACCCGTGGCACCCGTGGCACCTGTTGCGCCAGTGGCTCCTTGAATCCCCTGGATTCCTTGTGGGCCTTGCGGGCCTTGCGGGCCGGTTTCGCCTTGAATTCCTTGCGGGCCTTGATCGCCTGTGTCGCCTTTAATGCCCTGGATGCCCTGCGGCCCTTGATCGCCTGTGTCGCCCTTTGGCCCAGTTGCGCCGGTTGCACCGGTTGCACCGGTTGCACCGATTGCGCCGGTTGCGCCTGTTGCACCTTGTACGCCCTGAATACCTTGCGGGCCTTGGGGGCCAGTTGGGCCAGTCAAATCACTGGTAATAACCGATTGACCATCGCCGTAAAAAACAGTCAGCGTGCCATCGCCATTGTCTTCAACATTGGTAATGCCTGGGCCTTCTGGGCCTTGAGGGCCTGCGCCAATGATCTCAATGGTTTGCGCCACTTCCTCAGTGACAACAACAGTTCCATCCTCAGTGATGACAATTTGATCTGTAATTGTTTGACCATCAACAACTACGCTGCCGTTTTGTGTGACGACAACCACATCATTCATCGCGTCACCTCGCGCTCAAACGTCACTGCGCCATACAGGATGGCCGTGACAAAGCCGCTGGATGACTCAAGCTCCAAGTCGTAAACGCCGCATCCGGCAGTGATTGCGGCGGTGGTGTCTGCGTCGATCTCCAAAACAATCGTGCCAGCCACGCCTCCAAGAGTGATCCTGTCGTTCTCCGTTGTCAGTTCAACGATGACGTCAGGATTGCAAACGCCTTGGCGAATCTGCATCCGTGCGATGTAGCCTGTCAGGTCAACTGGCACGCCTTCGGAATCTTTCCAGACAAGGTTTTGCAGGAATGTCGAACCCTGCCGAATGGTGATGTCGTATTCTGCTGCCATGTTTTCCCCTTATGCCGGAGCAATCACAGTGACCGTTCCGCTTGAGCCTTTGAATTTGAGTGCGCCACCCTCAACGTAAATCACGCCACCACCGCTAGGCGTTGTTGGTGCTGCTGTGTTTGGCAATGGCAGAACGCTGGAATTCTCCCAGACCGTGTTTGCCGCATTTCGAGTCAGAATCTGCTTTGCAGCCACCGATGTGATTTTGACATCGTGCAATTCTTCAAGCTCGTAGCCGTTTTGCGTGTGGATGTGGACGATGCCGCCACCAGACGATCCGCCCTTGACAACGTAGCCAACCATGACCAAGTGCTGAGGAGCAACCGGTTTTGTCTTTGTGATCCCGCCAGGCACTGTCGGCGACAGCCAAAGCACATCCCCATCTGAATATCCAGCCGTGCTGATCCCCGTCACTTCCAAGCCGCTCGTTGCAATGAATCCTTCAGCATTATTTGCGATGTTTGTCAGCGCCACGCCAAGGATTGTTGCCGATGTCGCATCCGAATTACCAAGCGCCAGCGCCACGGTCATGCGCGTGCCTTGCGAGCCGGTGACGTAAACGACTTGCCCTTTGTTGATCTGCGAGCCGGTCAGGTTGACGACAGTCGTCAGCGGCATGAACTTGCTGGCTGCGACTTTGACAGACACTCCACCCTGAACCACCATGACAAGTTCATTGCCGGTCAACTCGGCTGCGTTGTTCAATTCACTTACTTTGAGTGTTGGTGCTGTCATTTGGAAATCCTCGGTTTTGCGACATTTTAGGCCGGATTACAAAAATTCCATAACGATGTCAGCCTTTGGAGCCTTGATAAGCGGTGCCAGTGCGTACCTGATAGCGTCCATGCAATGGTTGTGCGCGTCCACCACATCAGGCAGAATGTCGCCCGTCAGCCTGTCCACTTTGTAGCTGTAAAGCCGCGACTCTTTGACCGTCTCAACGCATCGAGGGTGGATAACGATTTCAGAATAACCCCTCATGTGGGCGATGCCATCCTGCACTGATCCGGGCCACTTCTTCACGGCTTCAATGCGTGAAAGCCCTTTTCGCTTGAGATAGCTGATTGTCTCTGGCCGCGCAGAATCAGCCCGGATGACGTGATTTTCAATGCCGGGCACGCATTTTTTGAGGTAATCCGCTGTCTCGTCAATCTCAAGCGCCACCTTGTAGGCCTCATTCTCGACGTAGAGATTCCCAGCGTGAATCCAGCACTTGACCGCCGTTGTCGGGTCTTGCGCAAATCCCCAGTCTGCGCCGTGGTAAGGGCCATCCCAGTCAGCACCAGGCACAAACTCAGCCACTTTTACCTTGCGGGCCAGCACCTGTGAATCGCTGTTTTGCAGGTAAGCGCCTTCCCAAATATGGGCATATGTGGCCGGGTCAAGCGTGGACTGCTGGTGCTTGCGCAGTTTCTCAAGGCCAGCAGGAAACCAAGGGTTGTCCCCGTGGTTCATCTCCACAATCATTGAATCCTTTGGCGGGTTCTTTCTAAACCTTGAATCAACCGGGCTTCCGTCTAATCGTGGGTTCCAGACAACCCACATCTCGGACTTTGGACGCCTGAAGACCGTGGCCTCCAGCGCCAGCCAGGATTGCTCTGGCACATCCTCGGCTTCTTCAACAATGGTCAGGTCAATCTTTGCCAGCGATTTAATCGACCCGGTGTTGTGCCTTAGGCCCCTAAAAATGAACTCAGTGCCGTTATAGCCGCGCAAATAATCAATGCCCACATCGTATGCGGCCTCAAGCCATGGATATGTGGCAATCGCCGCCTTCAACTCGGCGTGAAAAGACTCTTTAATGCTGGCCTGCAAGTCCCGCGCACACAAAACCCTGATCGGCTCGGCATAACCCCAGATTGCAGCCATCAAGGCGAACGAAAACGACTTGGCCGATCCTCGCCCTCCGTGAGCGCCCCTATATTGCAGTTCGCCTCGCTCTTTGGCGAAAAGCGGGACTAGCTTTGGCGGCAGTTCAATCTTTGCTTCGGTCACTGCTTGGCAATGATTCGGATAACAGTCGGCTTCATGCTGCCATCGCTGTTCATCAAGTCCACCTTTTGGGGCGCGTTGAATCCGTGCATGGCATTTAGCTCTTTGACGGCTGACACCTTCACGGCCCCATTGCCCTCTTGGTACGCTTCCAAAAGCGCCTGAACGCTCATTTCTCGCGTCCAAAGGGCCTTTTGCGTGAGTTTCTCTCGCAGTTCGGCGACCCTACCCTTAATGTCCCCGTTTTGCATCAACTCGCTTGCACGCTTGACTGTTGTCTCTGGCTTTGTGCCTGGCTTGACATTGAAGGCGGCGCGGTACGCCTCAGATTGAGCCATTCCATCAGCCACGCACTGCGCAAACTTTTCCTGTTTCGGCGTCAAACTCATAATCTTTCCTTGTTCTGGCCCGTTCCCAAATTAACACCTTACAACTTACGGCCTTCCGGTGATTGACCTCGCAGCGTCATGAGTTCTCTTGCGGGTAGCGCTGGTCTGGCATTTGGGCTTTTTGACAAGTGGGCATCCTTATCTGAAAGTTGGAAAGCCCCGCCAACTGCGCGAATTTTATGCGTTAATCCTTTGGGTGTGGGCAATTATCAGGCGGCACGATCACACACCAGACAGATTCAAATTGACCTCTTGAGCCCGGGTTGACTGTCCACCTATCAATGTAGGCATCTGGCATAGCCTGGAGGCTTTTGTAAACAACCATCTGACTTGCACCGATGTACTCGGAAATGCTGCGAGTCGTCATGCCATCGTCAAACTTCCTCAAAAGAAGGCGAATTTCTGGATGGCGCGATTTGCTCATGGCTGTATTTTTGCAGAATTGGCCGTTTGTTTTAAATTTTCACGGACAAACTCTGTTTTTTCCAATTCCTCGATGGCGCGTTTGCAGTAAATCGCAGCGTCCAAAAGTTCCTCATATTGGTGTTGCAGCCATTCTTTGAGGCTTAGTGGGTTTTGCTCAATGCTGACGCCGTATTTTTCCAGGCCAAGCCGCTGGCGCTTTGCGATGTCTTGGCAGACTCTGGATTCTGTTCCTTGTGCTGTCATGTGTTCTTCTCCTTGAGTTTGGCTTCGATGGCGCGGGCAAATGCAATTGTGTACTCAAAGCCCTCTTGCCCTGCGTCACACGCATCAGCAGTTTTTCGTATTTCCTCATCCGTCAGCCCAACCCACGCACTCCTTCGATCCTTCGGATCTGGTGCTGATTGCCGCTGTGCTGCGGGTGCTGGGTGTGTATAAAGTGGAATGTTGTAGTTCCCGAATTTTTCCTCTCTAACATACAGCTCGACATCGTCCGTTTTCCACGCCACAGGCTCCTGCACAGGCGCTGTCTGTGCGGCTCGGATGCAACCCATGTGCTCACGATGGTAGGTCATGTATCCACAACATTGACACCTCACGTCATTCAACGAGTGTTCTTTCACCGCCGCAGCATCTCTGTTTTTTCTCGCCTCAATACGGGCAAACACACGCTCATCTTGTTCAACGCCAATGTCCTGCACAGGTGCTGCGGGTGGGGTGGTGTATAGGGGCACAACCTCCCGCTTTTCGTCCGAAAACTTGAGGCTTAATCTTTTGTGGTGCTCAATGGCATCACTTTCACGAAAGAAAAAATTACCGCAATGCACACCACTCCAAGTAACTGACCACGCCACTGGCTCCTGCTTCTCAACGGCCTCGATGGCGGTGCGGAGGGTAGTGATGGCAGTTATTCTGCGTTTGACACCCCCAATCTCGTAATCGTTCGCCAATTCCAACGCCTCCAGCGCCTGCTTCATTGCTTCAACGTCACTTCGTGTCTGGATGTGGTTCATTTGGTTTCTCCTCTTTTCGAGGCTTCATCGCTTCGCTGGCCTCTGGCTCGGATTTCCGTTGCAGTAGCGCTGAGCGCTTGAAACGTCATAGGTAAACCGGCTTTGCCATAATCTGCCGAAAGAACATCACACACCTTCGCACACGCCTCACGCTCTACGCTCCGCTCATCAGCACGCACAAGGGCTTCAAAGGCTTTGAGTTGTTCAGGATTGAATGTGTAAGCCGTGCGGTCTGGATAGCGTCTGTATGTGTAGGCGGCGGCTTTCACCTCACAGGCCATGTCCATGATGTCTCTCATGCTGACACCTTTGCCATTTCCCAGCCCATTTGAAAATAGTTCCACCTGGTCTGAATTGCTTGGTTTGTATATTTCCCGGTTGACGTTTTGCTGAAGTCTGTTTGACCTTTGCTGCGCTGGATTGCTTCAAATACTCGTTGTGATTGGCTCATTTCAGACTCCAAGTTGTTTCAGTGCTGCCTGCAAGCCAGCCAAGCCGCCGACACGCTGGCCGTTGATGAAGATTTGTGGCATCTGGCGTGCTTCTGGGAACCTGCGAAGCAGGTTTGCCAACTCGTCAGGCTTTTCGGTGTCGAGTTCGACAAACCTCAGCCCCTTTGACTTCAGCAGGTTCTTCGCTGCCACGCAGTTTGGGCAGGCGCTCTTGGTGTAGATGGTGATTTGCATAATTGTTCCTTAAATAACGCAGTGACTATGTAATTCACGCTTTGCTTTTAAATATGCTTCATGCGCTTGCTCTGGTGTTTTAAAGTAGCCGATAGACACTGGTTTGCCGTCAACTTGAATTTGCGCTTTCCATGTCTTTGTTCTCCACCAATAAATTACGCCAAGAAAACCGGATTTGTTGTTGGCCTGAGGCTTTCGTTTGTTTTGACTGTTTTGCGATCTGTTAGCAAGGCGCAGATTGCATAGCCTGTTGTCATCGGTTTTTCCGTTGATGTGGTCTACTTCAGCAGAAGGCCATTCACCATGTGTATATAGCCATGCAAGACGATGTGCCAAATATAACTTTCTGTTAACGCCGACTTGAACGTAGCTTCGCCCGTTTAAAGTTCCAGCTTGACGCCAAGGGAGTTTTCCAAGCAAACCAAATCTCCAACGAAAAACACCAGTTGCGGGGTCGTAGTGCAAAACAGACTTCAAAGATTCTTGGTTCATGTGTTCTTCTCCTTGAGTTTGGCTTGGTAAAACTTCACGAGGTTCATCACCCCGCGCTTGCCGTCCGGCTGTCCGCGCACGAACCATTTGCCCGTGCCGGGCCAGAAGTCTATGAACCCATCGCCACACTTGACGATGAGGTGTGCGCCCATGTTGTGGCTTGTGAACTCAATGCCGAACGTGCGCAGGGTCTGTGCGCTGTTCGCCCGGTTACTTGCGCGTTTGGCTTTGCTGCGCTCAGCGTAGCCTTCCCACACTTCCGCCATGTCACCCATGATTTTCCCCCTCAAAACGGCGCATCAGGCATTTGATTGCGCTGTTGCTGGTTGTATTGCTTGATTTGCTTTGCAGTCCACGGCACTGCGCCCGTGGCTGGCGGGAAAGGCCAGTTCATGCGCCAATCCCCCGTGACTTGATTTGCATGGCATCCATTGCGCCAGGGCGAACAGGCATAAATTCCTTGAACACCAGCGGCTCGTAGATAAATTGCTTTTGGACTGTGATCTTTCCAATCCTTGCCAAGCCTTCATTTGTCAGGCGGTATTTGCGAAGCTCACGGGCTTTTTTTGGCAGACCGACGATCATGCCTTGCTGCTGCATATAGTTCACGATGCGATGCAATCCGGCCATGCCTAGCAATCGCTCCAAAGCCAAATAGTCTTGCGGGCCGTTCAGGTGAAGTGCGTTCAAAATCGCTGCGTGTTTTACGTTTGTCATTGGTTGTTCCCGTTGTGGCCGCAATCGGCGCATGGTTGTTCTGTGTCTTCGCCGTGGCGGTGTTTGCACCAGCAGCACGGGGCGTTGAATGTCGATCCTTCTGGTTCAAAATGATCGTTTTCGACGATTGGAATCCAGACTGGCTGATTCACTTCTCGCCTCGCACTTCGTCAATGATTGCGCGGATGGCCGCTACTTTTTCGCTTTTGATGCCGTACAAATGCTCTGCCAATGGCAGCAAGTTCAGCACGGCTTGGTAGAGGTCTTTTGATGCGGCGATCAGTCGGGTATCGGCTTCGCTTGTCTCTGGAAAGTGGCCGTGAGTCGATGCGACAGGAAGGCCGTCACAGTAAACGTCGATCCATCCGGATGATGATCCAATCTCTCCAATTGTCCATTTTCCTGGTGTGAACATGGCTTACCTCACTTGGACAGGTGAACGAACAGCAGCGCGGCCAAGCCAACGCCGATTGCGACTGCCAGCAAAACGCCCATTGCGGACTCTGCGCGGCTGTTGATTTTTTGAGCCTGACGCTCATAGTGCCATTGATGTTTCATGTCTGACTTTCGGTTGTGGCTGCAAGATGTTTGCCGCCTGTTTTTAATTGTAATCTAATATTTTGCGATTGTGCAAAATTATTTTTTCAGTTCTTGCATGGCCTTTGCTAAGTCGGTATCAATGCCCTTGAACACCTCTGACTTATCGGCGGCAAGCTCCTTTGCGTGATGCCATGCCCAGGCCTTCCACTCTGGCTTTTGAGCGATCATGATTAGCTTTTCAAGTTGCAGCTTGTAGGCGAGTTGGTAGTCCATCATGCTTTCCTCCAAACATTCTTAGGCGAGCAATGGCAAGTCGCCGACTCCTGGCGCTTGTAGCCAATGCTGCGGATCACGTTGGCCTTGCTCGCGGCCATAAACACGCCACCCCATGCGCGGGCGTCTGGCGGCTTTGGCATACCGCATGACTCAGCCCAGACCCTGACTTGCTCGGCCATGAACGACTTGCCTGGGTTTTGCTTCATGAACAAAAGCATCATCACGCTGGCCTTGTCGAACCAGTCGCCGTGAACACGCTCGGCGTGATTGACTGCGCGGGTTATGCCGGTGTCTCGGCGTTTTTCAGCTTGTTTCATTATTGTCTCCTCATGTCTTGTAATGCGGATAGTTTGGGAAAAATAGCGGGTAAGAGTCACTTGATTCGCGGTATTGCTGGCTGTCCATGTCAAACCACAAATTGATCTGCGGCTCTCCATCGCTTGAGCCTTCATAGTTGCGCTGCTTCCTGACAAAAAGCACCTGGTCAGGCTCTTGGCCTTTTTCACCACCTTTGCCAGACCGGATGGCGATCTCCTTCGACTTGTTCCTGAAGACCAAAATGATGTTGTCCACTTGATCGGCGATGGCTCCAGAACCTTTTAGGTCGTTCTTGTCTGGCAGTTCCGTTTCCTTGCTTGGCTTTTTCAGGTGATGCACGATGTGGACGTGAATCTGGTTGTCGCGGGCAATGCTTGTCATTTCATCAACAAAAGCCTTCTGCCCGTTGTAGTCGTCCTCACCACTGACCACCTTTGCCAAGTTGTCCACAAAGACGTGCTGAAGGCCAAGCTCGACGGCGCAATATCTGACCATGCCAATCACCAATTCCCTGTCTGCCGTTCCTTGCTGGTCGTAAATCCAAAGCCGCCGGTCAACCCAGCCGCCAAACTCTTCATAAAGCTCGTCAATTGCTTGGATGCCATCCCTGCCCTGAAACTCTGGAGAAAATGGATTCATGCCCGCATACATTCGCGCCATGCGCTGAATTGTCATGTGCGGCTTCATCTCAAAACTGGCAATGCACAATTTTTGCTCTTGGCCGATCAGTGAAAGCGCCACCATGCTGGTGACAAGGCTCTTGCCGTGGCCGTTCTGACCAGCCCAGACAGTGACCTCACCTGGCCGGAAATCAAAATTGTCTCGGGTCTTCGGCCATGGCAAAAAAACCTTCTTCTCGTTTTGCTTGATGCGCAGTCTGTCTTTGAGCGTTTGCGTGTAGTCGGCGGCGTTCTTCACGTTCGCCTTTGCATCCGACTCTTTCAGGTACTGCCTGAAATCAATCGAATCTGACGTGATGATTGTTGTCAATCTGGCCTCCAAAATCTTTAAAAAACAACTGGCTTTTTGATGCCGTCTTTGAATACGGGTCTTGCTGTGGCGATGGGTAGCTGCTCGCGGCCACGATAGACGCGCCCATGGCGATACATTTTTCTAGCAACTGATCGGCTCTCGCTTCGCTGTTGCTTTCAATGAAAACAACCATGCCGATCACAAAGCGCAAATCAAGGTCAACTACCGCCTCACCGTGAACACATACCCTTGGCAAGTCGCCGTATTTTGTCCAGTCGGTGTCGAACGGATAATCGTAGATTGCCACACTTGCTGGCTTCTTGCTTGCCATCCTCATTTTGATGAGGTCGATGTGTCCCTTCATATTCCACCTGTCAGCAAGGATGGCTGAGGCGTTGCCTGAACCTTGGCATTTCGACACCAGTTGCGCCAAGTGGCCTCCCAATCCAGCTTGGCGGCGTTTCGCCCACTTGTCGCCACCCAGTAGTCTCGAAACTTCTCGGCCTCAAGTCTGACCGTTGCTGTCTCCCAGCCCATTGTCTCCAGCGTCCACTCTCCCCATGCTTTTGGCAGTTGCCAATCAGGCGAAAGCCTTTTTCCTTTGGCCTTGCCGACAGGCGGGGCGTCAACAACTGGTGTTGGTGTTGGTGTTGGTGTTGGTGTTGGTGTTGGTAGCTCAACATTCGTTGAGCGGACGTTGAACGACCGTTCAGCGTTCGCTTTGCGTGCGTTCACAGATGCTTGAGCGGACGCTTTAGCCTTAGCCTGTTTGTCCTGCATTTTCTCAATTTCTTGATCGCATCGAGTGTGCCTCCAGCCATCTTCGCAAAGCTGAAAAAACTCATTCAAGACATCGCGCACAGTGGCCGCATGGTCGCGCATTCTAATGATTCTGGCGACTTCACTGGCATCTTTTGGAAGCGGGCCTTCACGCAGGTAGTAGGCATCCAGGCATCGGCGGTAGGCCAAATCCTCAAGCAAGTCGAGATGACCGGTATGAGCGGAATAGTCGCCCAAATGAAATGGAAAGTAATTCACGGGGTGTTACCTTTTTCGCACCTTTGAAGAAACGTGGGCAGGGGAAGGTGTAACCCTTTTCGGTCGGGGGATCAGTCCCGGCCTAGCCTCGTTTCAATCTATTTTACATCAAGCGAACAATCCTTGCTGCTCTTTTGATGCGTCCGTGATGTTTAAGCAGGCCAGCTCAAAGTATTGCGGCTTAAGCTCAGTGCCAACAAACTTGCGCCCCATCTTGATGGCTGTATAGCCCTCAGATCCAATGCCGGTGAATGGACTAAAAACCACATCGCCTTTGTTTGTCCAAAGGTGGATGCAGCGCTCAATCACGTCCAGCTGCAAAGGGCACATATGCTTCTCGTCGTTCTCGTCACGGGCAGGCATTTTGTTCAGCGTGCGGCCTTGGTCGATGTCATCCCAGATCGGGCTGGCATACTTTTGCCACAGGTGGACGGGCAGGTCATCGCCGTGCGTGACGCGCTCCTTAATCTCTCCAGGCTTGCGCATGGTCACGACGTAATCAGGCAAACCCATGCGGCTCATGGTGCTGTTTTCTCGGATTGTCTTGTGCAGCAGGCCAAGCGCCTTTGTGCGCTGCATGGCGACAACTGGGTCTTTCCAAATGCAGACCTCTGAGTGATAGATGAATCCAGCATCTTGGAACGCGCGGATCAAATCTCCACGGAAATCACGCAGGCCGATAAAGCCCTGGCGCATCTTTGTTGTCGGCAAGTTCATGCAATGGAATGACACATTGCGGCCAGGCTTCATAACACGGAAAAGCTCAGAGATCAGGAACTTCAACTGCTCGACAAATTCCTGATCGTTTTTGCAGTTGCCCATGTCGTGATCGCTGTTTGAGTAAACAAACAGATCGGCGAATGGCGGCGAGAAAACAGAATAGTCCACGCTGTTGTCTTCCATGCGGCGTGACCATTTGACGCAGTCGCCCAAATGAACCGTAAAGCCATCGCCATTGAATGTGTCTTCGCGGTATTCGTCCACGATGTTTTCTTGTCCTGCGAGTTCTTTGTTCATAATGTCTTTCATGTGTTCGATCATGTTTGCGCTCATCTCGTGATGTTGCACTTCTTTGCGTTTAAGGTTTGCCAGAATCTGGCCTTCGTTTTCTGCGGTGAACATATGCACCTGCACATTGCGCTTTTGTCCGAATCGGTAGCACCGGCGAACGGCCTGGTAGAACTTTTCAAATGAGTCGTCTAGGCCGACAAATGCCATGCGCGCGCAGTGCTGCCAATTTAGGCCATACCCTGCTATTTTTGCCTTGCTAATCATGACTCGAATGTCACCATGCGCAAATGAGAGCAAGTTTTTTGCTTTTGATTCTGGCGAGTCAGACCCCTGAACATTCACAGAATCGTCTATCAGCTGCTTGAGCAATTCAGCTTCATCATTCAAGTGACACCAAATAATCCAAGGCTCTGATTTATCGGCATTGACAACATCCGCCAATGCGCGGCATCGCGCCTCAATGCTATCTCGCTGGGCCTTTCTTCGCTCGGTCATGGTCATGGCTGGGCGCGAGAACAAATCGCCTTCAATGGACTCAGTCTGAATAACGTGCTCAAAATACTCAAGTGGCGGCAACTCATACCTTGCGCCATCAAATCCCAAATCAGATGGATTGCGCAGCACCACGGCCCATGATCCCATCCATTCCCAGAACTTTGACGCACCCCATCCCTTGAGTCGCCATGTTCCAGTGTCTCCGGTGTCGTTGACAAAGTAAGTCGCCAGCATCTCGGTGCGAGTCATGACGCCCAAGAACTCGCATTGGTTGCCAAGCTCCTCAAAATCATTGGGCGATGGCGTGGCAGTGCAACTCAGTCGATACGGAACGCCCTGGGCCGATGTGATGATGTGCTGGCGCGTTTTGCCATCGTGAGCCTTCAGGATGGATGATTCATCCAGCACCAGGCCATGCAACTCAGTGAAGTCGATGGCATCCATGCGCTCGTAGTTTGTGATCCAGACGCCGGGCGAATCAATCACGCCAGAATGAGGCACGCGCTTGACCTCAATGCCAAACGTGGAGCCTTGCTCAATTGTCTGCTCAGACACGGCAAGCGGGGCCAGCACCAGCACCGATCCACCTGTATGGCTTGCCACCTCATCGGCCCATGAAAGCTGCATCAGCGTCTTGCCAAGTCCTGTATCGGCGAAAATGGCTGCGCGGCCACGGCGAACGGCCCAGCTAACAATAGCGTGCTGAAAGTCAAACAAATGCTCGTTCAGGTCGCCAGGTTGATGGCCTGTCGCCACTTCTTTTCGGCGCTTGGCCGCTACAAAATCCTCATATTCCACTTCTGACTCTCCAAAAAGAAAACCCATGAAAGCCGATGGGACTAGCATCGAACATTCATGGGTCAGCCAATGAAGGCTTAGATGTATCTGCACCTAGTCCGTGCAACATCTAAGCCATCAAGTTGATATCTTACCCGATCAAAAACATCGGTTCAAGATTTATTTTTACCATCCCCCCAACATCGCCAGCAAATGAAAAGCTCATTGTCCACTTGCTGTCGTCAACGCCGCTGATCTCGGCCACAGCGTCGATGGCTTGCTTGATCCTAGCGATGCAGTTGTCCAGGTCAATCCTGCGCTTTGATGGCGGGTAAAACGTGATTGTGGCGTGCAGGCGTGGCGCGTCAATGCGAGTTAGGCCTTGCTGCTTTGCGGTGATGTAGCAGGCTTGGCGGTAGGCTTTGGCTGCACGGGCTTTGATTGCCCAGTGCCCGCGGGCGTTGGGGCTTAGGTCTGGCGATGGCCAAGGCAAAGTGAGTTCAATCATTGGATTCCTTTTGATCGGCGAACAGATCGCCCTGGCCGTCGCTTTCAGCTTTGATCGGCTTGATAAATTTCAGCCGACTATTGCGCCAAGACTTTGACAGCAGTCCAGCCTTGGCTGCGCACCTCGGGCCGATAGCTTCGCGGCCAATCATGACGAATGGCTTTGTAGGTCGGCCACAAAGTGCGCAGATGGGCTTCATATAATTCGCCTTGCGCCACCAGAACGGATAACAGTCTTGACGTAATCGACTGCCTTTTCAAGCTGCGCGACGTTGATGATCTCAAGCTGTGCGTCGTGGATTTCCATCGCAAGATTGAGCGCTTTTAGTTCTTCTGCTTTGAAAACAAACCGATCGCCCTTTTGGACTCCACGGGCGCAAAGCTCCTTCAGTGCATCCTGACCTGCTCGGATTTCGGTAGCGTATTCATTGCCAACGCCATCAATCGCCAAAGCCTCTGCAATGTTCATTGCCGCAATCAAAATGTCCATGTCGCTGCGTGTGGCATGGCCCTGCGCAGTTGATGCCATTGCGCCGTGGTTTTTGATTTTCAGCATTGCCAAAGAGTCGCCAGTTTGCGTGAGTGGCTTGAATCCAGACAAGACGTAATTGACGACATCGGCTCTGACTTGCCTTGGCCGGTATGAGCTGCGCTTTCTCATAAGCCCGCCCATGGGTTGTTCTTGTATTGCTTATAGCCCCTTCCGCTTCTGATTCGGTTGACCACATCAAAGTTGATGCCAAGCTCCCTGGCAATGCCTCGATGCGTGCCTTCCATGTTCCTGATTTTTTCAATCAACTCAAGCGGATGCGGTGATCGTTCGCGTGCGGCCATTGCCAGCTTTTGATTGCGCACAGGGTTTTTGTGGTACTGGGTGCGCTTTGCCGCATCTTTTGTCAGCGTCTTGCGGTTCTTCATGGCGACATGACTTGGCTCAACACAAAGCGGATTGCCGCATGATGTGCTGGCGAGCAAGCCATCGGTTTTCAGATTCAGCACGTTGGCCGCAATCCACCGGCGAACAGGCATCAACTTTTTGTTGTCGTTGATGTAAGGCACGCCGGAAACTTTGCTGGTTCCTTTTGCGCCATCCCAGATCAGGCAGTCGCCGTCTTCATGGCTTTTTGATCGGATGAACTCCATGGTGATTGGCTCACCGGGTTTTCGTCTGACTTTCATTGATTTGTTGATTGTTGTTGATGGGAATTTTATTGTATATCAATTTTCAGGAATTGGCACATCATCAGGCCACAATCCTAAGCCGGCCAGCTTTTTCACGGTCTTTTTGTGTGCGGCACTCCACATCTCTAGGCGCTCGGCTTTGCTCATGGATGCGCCTTGGTCAAGCGCGTGGTGGCATCGAAAACAGAGCGAGGCGATCAGGTTGTCGCTGGCCTTGATTCCTCGGCCCTTGCCGCCGCCGTGGTTTGTATGAGCCGCCACCACAGTCCCGTCATCAGCGCCGCAATGCTGGCATGGAATCTCGCGGGCGTTGCGCAGCAGGGTCTTACTGCGGACGTAATCGTGTTTTGGAAATCTCATGCCATTGACAAGATTTGATCGACCACCGCATCAAGCTGGGCGCGGTCTTCGTATGTCGTCAGCACTCGCTGAAGCAGGACGTTGACCACGGCAGAATAAAGCGCCTCAAACTCTGGTTCTTCCATGCTGCCAAATGCGATGGACTTGGCCTTGAGCGACATTGCGCCATCGAGAGTGAATGTCTGCTCATAGAAGCCAGCCAAGATCGTCACGTCACTGCGGAATTGGTCGAAGTCCTTGGCAATCTCCATGCCTTTGAATTTGGTGGCCGGTTGCCATGCCTCAAAACCAAGATTCAGCAAGGCAAAGAACTTTCGATGAAAACGAAGGTTTCTCGGGAACGATGCCTCTAGGTTGACGATCTGGCCTGGCTCGGACTTGATAAGCCGTGACCACAGCTTCTTCCATGCGGCGGTGTCTTCTTCGGTGCGGCCTTCAAAGCATTTGAAAAGAAGGGCGCGTGCGCCCTCTAGTTCTGCTGGGATGGCCTGGCCGGTGCGTTGGATGGTGAATTTAGCCATTCAATTTGTTTTTGAGCTCGTAGCCCATCAGAGGCCAGATTTTTTGCACTGCATTGGCGCGGGCGACTTGGCGACCGATCTCAGCGTCAAAGTTCTCTGGGCTGGCGCAGGCCGACTCTCCGGTGACCGTGAAGCCGTTGCGCAGCGTCAACACGCAAAACGTCAGCAATGTGTGCTCAGTGTTGATCGTCTTGGAGTGGTCGCCAGTCATAGCAGCGTGCCCAGCAATTCCTTCTGCGGCTGTGAATAAGACTTCCTTCACGATGTTTGCCTTGATGTCTTCAGGCGTGACGCGGGGGGCTGTCTTGCCCTTGGCGATGATTTCCTGTTCGATGGTTTGATCGTTCATGATTTCTCCTTTGTTAAAAAAATGGCGGGCCTACTCACTGCGTCTGTGTTTGTTTGCCAGTCTTATCGTCCAAGTGCGCTTGTGGCTGGCTGAACGGCACACCCTTCAATAGGGAATTCAAAACACAGCATCCGCTTTCGGCCCGTAATCGTCAAAATGGGACGTCGTCGTCCATGTCATTAAAGCCACTTGATGCGGGCGCTTGCTTTGCCGCTGGTCGCTCTTGGCGCTGGGCGGGTTGGCCTTGCTCACGTTGGCCTGCGATCAATTCAATCTCCAGCACGGTCGCGGCCAGCTTGTGGCCTTGGCCGTTTTTGCCTTCGTAGGTTTGAATGTGCGGGTCACTCAGGACGGCGTAAATCTGCGAGCCTTTGAGCAAGTAAGGCGCAAGAGATTCTGCACGCTTGCCCCAAATGGATGCGTCAATCCATTGCGATGGTCGTTTGTCGTCGTCGCCTTTTTTGCCGTAGTTGTAGGCCAGCGACAGTTGGGCGACAGCATCGCCGCGAGGCGTGTGACGGACTTCAGCGTCCCGGCCAATGCGAAAAACTCCAGTGATTTGAGCCATGATCTTCCTTTCAGTATGAACTCAGCGCATCGTGCGCCGTTTGAATTGACTTGGCGGCTTTCGCCAGGTCTTGCTTGACCTCGACAGCGATGGCTTTGGCCTTGATGGTCTTTTGTTGGATGGCCCCCAGCATTGACGCTTTTTCAACGCCATCATCGGTTTCTGCGTCAACGTGGATGCCGCAAATGTAGCGGGCCACCACTAGGATGCGCACAGGCTTTGGAATGGCCGTGTCGTTCTCGTAGCCTGATGCGGCAGCTTGCTTGACGCCTATTGGCCCCCAAAACTCAGCCTGCCCAAGACCCAACGTCTTGCGCAGCATCTTGACTGACTCGTTTGTGATTTCTTGCTCTTTCATATCGTCCTCGGTTGTTCGATGGCGCATTGTAGCGTGATTTTTTGTTATCCATCGAAAATTATTTTTAGACAATCGCTCAAAATTACATTACAATAATTTCCGTGGCACAGTCGCCATGCAAACCGAAAGTTAGACCATGCAAAAAATCGCATCGGCGCTTGTCAAAGCTCAGAAGGCTTTTGGCCCGGCGCTCAAGTCTTCAACCAACCCTCACTTCAAAAGCCGCTATGCCGATCTTTCGGCGTGCGTTGAGGCTGTCGTGGACTCTCTCAATGAACACGGCATCATGCTCATGCAGCCTACCCATGAATGTGAGCACGGCGTGACAGTTGAAACGCTATTCATCCACGAATCTGGCGAGACATTCAGCGCCGGTCGTTTGCACGTTCCAGCGGCCAAGCAAGACCCACAGGGATACGGCTCGGCGTTGACCTATGCCCGCCGATACTCGCTCATGTCTGCCTGCGGTATCGCTCCAGAGGACGATGATGGCAATGCGGCCAGCAAAAAAGCGCCGCCAAAAAAGGAATCTCTGACAAACGCTCGATTTGCTCAGGCCGTGGAGCGCATCAAGGCGGGCCAATACACCACTGAAAAACTGCGCGATACATTCGCACTCACGGCAGAGCAAGAGTCTGCACTGGTGGAGGCGATCGCAAATGCTTGACCATAAATTGATCTTCCGCGCATCGTCGCTGGCCGACATCATGACCGAGCCCAAAAGCAAGAGCGACAAGCTCTCTGTCGGGGCCAAGACCGCCATTACCAAGATGGCAAAAGAGGCTGTGTACGGGTACGACGAGCGCATAACCAGCAAGCCAATGACCAAGGGCATCCAATGCGAAGACCAGTCAATTGAACTGCTCAATTCAGTGCTGTTTGCCAGCCACGCAAAGAACACTGAACGCAAAACAAACGAATGGATAACTGGCGAGTGCGACATCTTCACCGGCTCCAAAATCATTGACATCAAGTCATCTTGGTCGCTTGCCACGTTTCCAGCGCTTGCAGAGGATGGAGAAAACAAAACCTACACTTGGCAGCTTGCCGCTTATATGTGGCTTTGGGATGTTGATAGCGCGGCCATTGCTTACTGCCTTGTGTCAACGCCAGAGGAATTGATCGGATACGAAGACCGCCAGTTGCACATTGTTGACCACATCGCGCCAGAGTTGCGCGTGACATTGGTGCACCAAGAGCGCGACAAGGCAATGGAGGCCAAGATCATCGAAAAGGTCGAGGCTGGCCGCGAATACTATCGCCAAGTCATTGATCGCATCGCCAACGAACACACTTTCTGAAAGTAAAGCCATGAAACATCAAATCAAAAGCCGCCACACGGACGAAGTTCTTTTTGAGTGCGAATTGCCGGATGGCACACAGTCAGGACTTGCAACGCGACACGCACTAGAAAAAGCCGTAAACGCCAGGGCCAACCTCGCCTGGGCCAACCTCGCCGGGGCCAACCTCGCCAGGGCCAACCTCGCCGGGGCCAACCTCGCCGGGGCCAACCTCGACGGGGCCAACCTCGCCGGGGCCAACCTCGCCGGGGCCAACCTCGCCGGGGCCAACCTCGCCGGGGCCAACCTCGCCGG